AGTTGTATCGACATATTCATTAGTTCATACAACGGTATCTGAACCTTATATTGGTGGTGTATTAGCACCTAATGGTGATATTCATTTTATACCATTTAGCGCAAATGTTGGTCAAAAAATAAATACATCAGGAGTTGTATCAACATATTCATTAGCATATACCGCAAACTATTCATATGTAGGAGGAGTTTTGGCACCTAATGGTGATATTCATTTTGTTAATTGGACTGCACCTGTTGGTCAAAAAGTTAGTTCAACTGGAGTAGCTTCAACATATTCATTAGTATATACATCTGGTACAGCATACTTGGGTGGAAATCTCGATAGTAATGGAAATATTCATTTTATACCGTTTAGTTCACCAGGTCAAAAAATATCAACACAATCCGCACTTCCTTTTAGTTTAGGAATGTGTGTAAATAGTTACTTTAATAAATTTTAAAAAATGGCAGATATATCAAGATATATAGACGGAATAGATGGTTGGGTAGGACACATACCAACAGCTGATAACTCAACATTAGATACTGATTTAGTTGAATGGAAAAAATTTCAAGTGATGCTTAGAAAAAGTGTTAATGGTGGTCAGTGTTTTAATGATGGTATAGTTTCAACATATCCTTTGGTATATACATTAGCAGACGCTTATGCTGGTGGAATTATTGGTTCAAATGGTGATGTTTATTTTGTATCATCAGCAGCAAGTGTTGGTCAAAAAATAAATTATAATACAGGAACTATATCAACATTTTCATTAGTTTATACTGGAACTTATGTATTTACAGGTGGCGTTTTAGATTCTAATGGTAATGTTCATTTCGTTCCATCAGGCGCGAGAGGTCAAAAAATTAATTCATCTGGAATTGTATCAACATATTCATTAGTATATACAGCGAGTGATGGATATGTTGGTGGTGTTGTAGCAACTAATGGTGATGTTCATTTTATACCGAGAGCAGGAACAAGAGGTCAAAAAATTAGTTCATTAGGAGTTGTTAGTACATATTCATTAGTATATACTGGTAGTAATTATTTTGGAGGAGCACTTGCTGCAAATGGTGATATACATTTTATACCAAGATCAGCAACAGTTGGTCAAAAAATTAGTTCAGCAGGAGTAGTTTCAACATATTCATTAGTTTATACTGCTGATAATGCTTATTGCGGTGGAGCTATATCTGCAAATGGCGATATTCATTTTATTACATTTAATGCAGGAGTAGGTCAAAAAATTAATTCAGCAGGAGTAGTTTCAACATATTCATTAGCTCATACAACTGGAAATGGATATGTAGGAGGCGTTTTAGCACCTAATGGTGATATACATTTCATACCATATAGTGCTTCAGTAGGTCAAAAAATTAGTTCAGCAGGAGTTGTTAGTACATATTCATTAGCATATACTACTGCTGGAAGTTATTTTGGTGGAGTTCTAACATCTAATGGTGATATACATTTTATACCATCAAGCGCAGCATCAGGACAAAAAATATCAACATTACCTAATATACCTTTTACAAAAAATACAGTTTTATCATCTTTTTTTAATAAATTTTAAATTATACAATGGCAGACAAATCAAGATATGTTTCAGGAATAGATGCAGGACCAGGTAAAATTCCGCATAACGATGATAGTACATTAGATACTAATTTAGTTGAATGGAAAAAATTTAAGGTAATGCTTAGAAAAAGTATTGATGCCGGTACAGTGTTTAGTAATCAAATTGTTAGTACATATCCATTAATATACACAGCTGGTAATACATATTTTGGTGGTATTCTTGCTATAAATGGTGATGCTCACTTTGTGCCATATTCTGCGACAGTAGGTCAAAAAGTAAATTCATCTGGTGTAGTTAGTACCTATGCTTTGGTTTATCAAGTTTCATCTGCATATAGAGGTGGTGTTCTTGGTGTTAATGGTGATATACATTTTATACCATATGCCGCAGCAAGAGGTCAAAAAATTAACGCATCTGGTGTAGTTTCAACATATTCATTAGTATATACCGCGCCTAATGCGTATGGTGGTGGTGTTCTTGGCCCTAATGGAGATATACATTTTGTTCCTGAAATTGCGACAGTAGGTCAAAAAATTAATTCATCAGGAGTTGTCAGTACATATTCATTAGTTTATACATTAAGTCCAGCTCCTTATAGAGGCGGAGTTCTTGCTGCAAATGGTGATATACATTTTGTTCCTGTAAATGCCGTGGTAGGACAAAAAATATCATCTGCAGGCGTAGTATCAACATATTCATTAGTATATACTGCCGCCTCGGCATATGCATCAGGCGTTTTATCATTTGATGGAGATATATATTTTGTTCCAGGTAGTGCTGCGGTAGGACAAAAAATAAGTATTGATGGCACAGTTTCGACATATAGTTTAGCACACACCGGGTCAAATGCATATAGAGGTGGTATTCTTTCACCTAATGGAGATATACAATTTTCACCAGATTCGGCGACAGTAGGTCAAAAAATTAATTTATCAGGCGTAGTGTCAACTTATTCATTAGTATATACGGCAGCTAATGCGTATAGAAGTTGTATTTTAACACCAGACGGTGATATACATTTAGTACCCTCGAGTGGAACTGTAGGGCAAAAAATATCTTTGCTTGGTGCTATACCTTTTAATAATGCAATTTGTATGTCAAGTTTTTTTAATAACTTTTAAAAATAATATAGAAAATGATAACATTTAACAACACAGGAATATCATCAACACCTACAAAATCAGGTAGATCATTAGTATATACAGATATTATATACAATGGTGAAACTTATAAATGGGCTATATATGTACCACCATTAAATAATATGAGTTTAGGTGAATATATGGAAATAAATGCTGATATATACGAACAAGATATAGCACAAAAAGAAGCGTTATGGTCTTCCATGTCACATACAAAAGAAGTTGAAAATGAATATGGTGTAATGGTTACAGTTTATATTAATAAAAGTGAAGTTGTATGCCCTACAATACCAGATTATATTGAGAGTGTTTCTGATTTTTCAAATGATATAGCATCTATTAAAAGACTATTACAAACATTAACAAATTTTGTAATGAGTGGAAACACATTAACTGAAAAACAAATAAATGATTTAACAGTTATAAATGATTATTATGATGTTAGAAAAGAATATAAAGTTAATGATTTGATAGACTATAACGGAAAGCTTTATAAAGTTTTACAAAACCACACATCACAAGTAGATTGGATTCCATCAAGCACACCAGCTTTATATTTATTAAAGCAAGCAGAAGGAGTGATTGCAGAATGGATACAACCAACAGGTGCACATGACGCATATTCAATAGATGATAAAGTTTTACATAATAGTTTTACTTGGAAGAGTTTAATTAATTCAAATGTATGGGAACCAGGTGGAGTTGGAACAGAAAGTTTATGGACTAAAATATAATTTAAAATATGAAAATACCAAGAAGAAAAAAAGATATACTTGCTAAATACTATATAGAATATTTAGAGTATATAAAAACGGAACCGAAAGAAGATAAGGAAATTATAAAAAATACTATAAAGATTTTTTATAGAATTAATGATGAAGAATTAAATAAATTTGAATATCACACAATTTTAGATATGTTTAAAATTATAGAAAATATATTAAAAATAGAACAACCATTAGTTCCTATATTCAAATTAAATGATATTGAATATGGTATAAATCCTAATTTTGATGATATGACATTTGCTGAAATGATAGACTGCGATACAACTGATATACTTAAACAAATTTCTATACTATATAGAACCATAGAAAATAAAAAAGGAACTAAATATACAGTAGTAAAATATGAAGCAGATATATCCAACTATGATGAATTGAAAGAGAATTTAACATTAGATGTATATTTAGGATTCATAGGTTTTTTTTTGAAAATAAACAAAGACATATTAAACTATACCCTGAACTATTTAACGGAGAAGGGTATGGATCAAGAGAAGAGGAAAGTTTTGGAACAAAGTGGAGTTGGTTTCCATGGATATATGAATTATGCAATGGAGATATAACAAAACAGGATGAAGTTTTAGATATGAATGTAGGAAAAGTATTTGTATGGTTGTGTTATAAATTGGATAAATTAAAATTAGATAATAGAAATATAAACAGATGAACTTAGAAGAAGCATTAGCAGTAATAGGAAAAAAGGTTGTTAAAGATGCAAGAGCAAATTTAACAAGAGCTAAAAAAAGAGCAAGTGGTAATCTTTACAACACTTTAAAATATGTTGTAGAAGATAGTAAATTAAAATTTGAAATGGCTTCATATGGTAGATATGTGGATCAAGGTAGAAAGCCTGGTAAATATGTACCAGTTAATTCATTAAAAGAATGGATGAAGATAAAAGGAATAGATAGTAAATATTCATTTGTTATAAATAGAGCAATAAAAGAAAGAGGTATAAAAGCAACATTCTTTTTTACAAGAGCATATGATAACAACGAAAAACAATTAGATAAAGTTATAGAGAGTTATACAAATTCTTTATTAAAAAAAACATTTAAAAAATGAAAAAAAGATTAGAAATTATTACCTTATTCGGAGAAGACGGATTTGGTTGGGAAGAAAGAAAGAAAAGATTAGCACATGATATACCTTTTCCGTTATCAGCGATGCTTGAAAATGAATTTGAATATTTAAAAAAATTTAATTTTGAAAAAGTTCAATTGGAACCAGCAGAACAAAATGAATTATTAAAAATTTATAATAGAGTTTTTAACCAGAAACATGAGGCATCAAGTTGTAGAACTTGCTGGGTTTCAATTTTATATTATCTTCAAAAGATGTTTTACGATTATAAAAATAAATTATAAAGATGGCACTAACATTATCAATACAACCTAACGAACATGGAATACACGGTTCAAGAAGCCCAATTGTATATCAATTTACAGGTGCGGACCAATCATATTCATATCAATTTGATTTAGCATTAACAACTGGTGCAATATCATCACTTGCTAACTATGTTTCAATTAATAGAGTGCCTGATATTGATAATTATATAACAATAGATGCATCTACATTAATTAAAAACTTTTTAATGAATAATATAAGTTATACAACTGAAAATGTAGCATATTTTCAAGCAACTATGTATGAATTTAATACAGGTTCAACAGGTTCAACAGTATCTGAAATAGGAATAGCAACATTAGGATATACTAAATATACAGATGGTATGAATTTTACAGATGAAACAACTGCAAAAGATTACATAATGAACTATTTATATACTAATAAGATATATCCTATATTCAATTATACTGGAACAACAACAATTTGCTGGCGAGATGCAGGTGTAAATACAGGTTATAAAATTAATTTTACTACAACAAGTGGTTCAGCTGGTAATACACAGGCTTCATTTCCAACACAATCCGTAGCAAAAGATGAAATTGCAAGAATATCATTTATATACAATGAATTAAATTATGATATGCCTTAAAAAAACAAATTAAAAAATGGCAAATGTAGATACAACTAAACCAGTAACAGTTCAAATTATGAATAGCACTACAGTGGTGGCAACATATACCTTTTCACCAGTAGATTGTAATGGTAATACTATGAACTATTTAAAATATATAAACCGTTGGGGTGTATGGGATTATATATACTTTCAAGGTAGAACAGATAGTAATTTAACTACATCGTATGAAACTTATAAATATAACCAGGGTGGAATAAATTACAGCACTTTAACTGGTTTATATCATAAATTTATAACAGATGGAAAAATTAAAATAAGTTTAAATACAGGATGGATGGATGAAGTTTATAATCCACAAATTGAAGATTTATTATTAAGTGAAATTGTTTTATTAAACGGTAATGATCCTGTAATAGTAACTGATAAGGAAATGAAATTTAAAACAGCAAGATTTGATAGAATGATTAACTATATAATTGTAGTTGAACGCGCATATGATGAAATAAATAATGTAATATAAGATGGAATTATATATAAGAGTAGAACAAGCATCAGGAGTTTTTATAGATAAAAAATGTTCTTTATTCAAAGATGAAGAAATTGAATTAACTAAAAACTGGAACGACCAACAAATTATCAGTGGCTATGGTAGTTGGAGTAAAACATTTTCATTACCAATTGATAACAATAATAGCGATATTTTTAAATACTATGATATTATAGGTTTAAATGTTTCAGGTAAAACTCAAATTAATCCTAATTATTTTATAGATGCCAGATTAGTTGTAAATGAATTTGAAATGATTGGAAATATACAATTAGTTGGATTTTCTATGAACGGTAATAAACCATATTCATATCAAGTTAATTTTTATGGCGAAGAAAAGAACTTAATTAAAGATTTAAAAAATGTTTCATTAAATGATATATCTTTAAAAGATATGAATTTTACATTTAATTATAATAATGTAACTGGAACATGGGACACTTCTGGTGATTTTTTTGTACCACTTATGGCAACTGAAAGACCTTTTAATTGGAGAGATAATCCTAATACAAATAATATAAATCCTTTTCCAGGATGGCTTCCACCAGTAAATAGTAAATCAGGTATAACTATGAGTGATTTAGCAGTAGGATATAAATTTACAACTATTTTAAATAAATTATTCAAAGATTATACTTTCGTACATTCAACTGGTGTTACATCATTTTTACAGGATATGTATATGATGCCTAATACTAAATTAGAATATGGTAAAAATTTAACATATATTTACACAGAAGCATTTGAAAATTATTTACTTAGAAAAGAAGGTAGGATTTTAAATCAATTAAAACTTACAATGCAGAATAACAGTTATGGCCCAATAACTGATACAGGTATATTAGATGGTAATCAAGATACAACATCTTGGAACAATATAGAAGATTATATTAATTCAAACAATATATATACAGTTCAAACATCTGGAAAATATATACTTAATTTTAATTTTTATCAAATATCAGAAACTTTAAAAAATTCATATTACAATAGACCAAATTATGGTCCAAGATTCGATGTAACTTTATTATATACAAGTATGAGAATATACATATATAAAAATGATGATACAACAAATACAGCATGGAATACTTTTAGTATAAATGGAAAAGGTTCTAAATATGATTTAAGATTAGAATTAGATTTTTTAAAAGATGATACAGTAAGATTTGCAGTTAATTATATATCAACATATAGAATACACTCATATGATAGTGGAATAGATTTTTATGAAAGTGTAGAATGCACTTTTTTAGAATTTGAAGTATATTCAACTATTAAAATACAATTAAAAGTCGAAACTGGTTATGATAAACAAAAACCAGTTATAAATTTTAAAGATATGTTATTAAGCGATTTCTTTGTTAATTTTTGTAAATCATTTAATATATTTTTTATTTATGATAAAAATACAATTAATACATATTTTAAAGGCGAACTTCCGATAACTAATTATAATTTAAGTAAATACTTAATAATAAATGAATTAAGTTTTAATAACCAACCTAAATATAAATTAATAAATTATAAATTTGCTGAACCGAAAGATGTTAATAACTTAAAATGGAAGCAAGGTATGGAAATTGAAAGTAATGGTTTATATTTTGGTGAAGCTAAAAACATTTTCAATTATGATGTTGGTATAGAAAAATTAGAATATACAAGTATATTTACTGTTTTTCCACGAACAACATTAAATAAAACTGATGATGATAATTTTATTTTACAAGATACTGAAATACCTTTACATAGTGAATTAAGCGAAAGTTTAGATCCAATTAATACAGACTTTTTAATTTTTTATAAATTACCTAAAATTACAGGATTAACATATCTTTATAATTTACAAAGTGATACAAGTGTTGAAGCATTTGATGCTATAGATTTTGCACCTGATTATGGTCCAGATGGTCCTAATGGATGGTCATTAGATTACAATAAATTATCTAACATAATGCCTGAAAATAGTAAAAAGAAATATGAGACAACTTTAACATTTTTACTACCTTCCGATATTTTACATAAATTAAAAGTTTATGATAGAATAGTTGTAAATGGTTTATGGTATGAAATATCAACTATTAATTTTAATATATCAACTGGTTTAACTAAAATTAAAGCAGTAACAACCGATACATATACAGGTGCTGTTTATACACCATTAAATCCAATACCAACAACAACCACTACAACTACAACACCACCTACAACAACTACAACAACAGGCGCACCAACTACAACCACTACAAGTTCAACTACTACTACAACTACACTACCTCCACTATCTAATATTCAGGGAGATATAATATATTACAATTATAATTTATCTGGTTGGACTGGTTCAACATCAGGTATAACATGGGAAGATGATTTATCAAGGTTGAATATACACGAAGCAGTAATAGGCGAATTAGATATTACAGGATTAACATATTCAGGTTTAACTAATTATTTAGTTATGAATGATACAGGTAAGGTTTATTATAGAACAGGTTCAACTGGAACTATAACATTCGATGGATTAACTAATAATTATTTACCAATGTATAATTCAGGAACCACACAATTAGTTGATAGTGCTATATATTTTCAACCTACATTAATAGGTGATCCAAGAACAATTATATCAAACGGATTATCAATATCAGATATTGATATTGATGTAAATATATCTGGATCAAGTTGGATTGTAGTAGCACAATCCGATGGTCATATATCAAAAGCAACTATTACAGATTTAGTTGGTACAGTTTCTGGATATACAAGCGGTAGTTCAGGATCAAGTGGTAGTTCAGGTAGTTCTGGTTCAAGTGGAACATCAGGTAAAAATGGAACTAACGGAACAAATGGTACATCAGGTAGTTCAGGAACATCTGGTTCATCTGGTAGTTCAGGTTCATCAGGTAGTTCAGGATCAAGTGGAACTAATGGAACATCAGGTAGTTCAGGAACATCTGGAAATACTGGTACTAATGGAACAAATGGCACATCAGGTAGTTCAGGTACATCAGCCGCTGGGTTAGCTGGAACATCAGGATATGTTGCTAAATTTACAGGTGCTTCAACATTAGGTTGTAGTATAATTCGTGATGATGGTACAAACGCATCTATTGATACTGAAACAAATGCGAATTATAAATTGTATGTAAATGGTCATACAAGAAATAATGGTATAATATATGTTTCAACGACATTAGGTTCTGGTGGTATTAATACAATATCAACTTTTAAAGGTGCTGATGCTGCTGGTTATAATATATGGGTTGGTGGTGGCGGTTCAACATCTTATGGCGATGCTGGAGATACAAAAAAAGGTTCATATAATTACACATTTGGTCATAATGCAGGTGCTGGAATAACACAAGGATATAAAAATTCATTTTTCGGAAATAATACTGGACCATTAGCTTCAACAGGTTATCAAAATGCTTGTTTTGGAAATGAAAGTGGATATTATATAAGCACAGGTTTTAATAATACAGCAGCTGGTTTTAGTGCTTTAAGGGAAAATAGGGGTGGTTCATATAATATAGCAATTGGTAAAGATGCTGGTTCAACCGCAAATGTAAGCGATACAAACCAGGCTTCAACATATTCAATTTATGTTGGTAATGATGTAAGACCATCAGCAAGCGGAAACTATAATGAAATTGTAATTGGTAATACTTTGAACGGTGTTAATTTTATAGGACATGGTTCAAATACAGTAACAATAGGAACTACTGGTGTTACTGGAAATTATTTTAATGGTGATATTTATTTAAATGGTAATAAGTTATTAGGAATATTTGAAGTAACTTCTAATATCATAACAAGCGCACAAATTTTAGATTTACACGATACACCAATTCAATTAGTTGCTGCACCTGGATCAGGCAAAGCTATTGAAATTATATCAGCATCTTGTAAATTTGTAAGGGGTTCATCAGCATATACATCAACAAATGATTTGTGTTTAGGATACAATAACGCTTATCAAGCTGCATGGACTTTAGATATATGGTCAGGAACAAACACAACTGATGTTTCAAGATGTTTTATCAATCCAACTAAAGCAAATATGTTTGATAATCAAGCAGTAAATATATTTGTTTCTACTGCTGATCCAACAGGTGGAAATGGAACATTAAAGATATTCGCAACTTATAGAATAATATCATTAGGATTAGATGCTTAAAAATAATAATATAAAATGAATTTAGTATATGCAGTTTTACAACAAATACAATCCGATAATTGGTATAATGTTTCAAAAGAAATGGAAATAGCAAAAGGTAAAAATAAAATAGGGTTAAACCATAAAATCAAAAGGAAAATTTATTCCTTTTTATATAAAATAAAAACTAAAAATGGCTGAAGATGTAACTCAAATAGTTAAAATAGATGTTCAAGCCGATGAAGCTATATCTGTATTAAAAGAAATTAGAGATGCTTTAAATGATACTTCTAAACAAGCTGGTAATGTTAAACAAGAAACTGATAAAATTAATAAAACAAATTTAGGTAATGTTAGAAACCAGATAAACGGTTTAACAGATAGTTTTAAAGCAGGTGAAGTAGGTGTTAAAGGTCTTGCGAAAGGCGTTATAGGTGTAGGTAAAGCTTTAATAACAACATTTATAACTAATCCTATATTATTAGCAGTAACAGCAATTGTTGGTGCTGTAGCAGCTCTTGTTGCAGTATTTGCTAAATTTGAACCTATAATAGATAAAATAGAACAAGGATTTGCTGCACTTAGTGCAATTGGTGGTGTTTTAAAGGCTGGTATATTTAGTTTATTTACAGGAACAGATAAACTTGGAAAAAGTTTTAAAGAAGCTGCAAAAGAAGCTATTGAATTAAAAAAGAGAGAACAAGAGTTAGCAGATACAGGTAAAATTTTAGAAGTTCAAAATCAAGCAACCGCTAATGCAATTGATGAATTAGTTTTAAAATCTAAAAACAGAACATTAACTGAAAAAGAAAGATTAGATTACATTCAACAAGCAATGGATTTGGAGAAAAAACAATTTGATGAAAATAAAAAAAGAGCTAATGAAGCAAGAGAAATAGCACTATTAAAATTAAAAGAAGGAAAAACTATATCAGATGAAGAATTAAAAGATTTAAGAACTAAATCCGATGAAGAACAAGCAATTATTATAGAAAGTTGGATTAATAAAAAATATGTTGATAGAAAAAAATATGAAGATTGGGTAAAAACAGTTCTTGATAATCAAAAATTAGATAATGAAAGTATAAAATTTAGAGAAAAAATACAAAATAGAGAAGACCAATTATATCAACAACAATTAGATAATATACAAAAGGTAAAAGATGCAGAAGAAAAAGCAAAGGAAAAAACTGAAAAATTAAAAGATGATACATTAAAATTAGAAAAAGATTGGAATGATAAAGTTAAGAAAGATGATGAAGATTTTAATGATTGGATAGATGGATTGTTAGAAGACCAACTTAAAAGTTATGAGGAAGAAGGAAATAAAGAAGTTCAATCTACATTAAACGTTTCAGATTCCAAACAAAAAATTAGAGAACAAGAAGCTAAGGATGCTATTGAATTAGAAAAACAAAGAATAGAAGAAACTAATAAAGAAAGTTTAAAAGCAATTAAATTAGAAGAAGATATAAAAAATGCTTCATTTCAATTAACACAGGATACTATTAGAGCAACTATGGAATTTGATAACGCATTAACACAAACACAAATAAATAACGCTAATAAATTATTAAAAAATAAAACAATAACACAGGAACAATATGATAAAAAGGTTGCTGAAATACAATTAAAAGCCGCTAAAAGAGAAAAGGCATTTGCAATTGCATCAACTATTATAGATACAGCAGGCGCAATTGTAAAAATGTTGAAAGATCCAGGTGGAGTTCCAGGTGCTATAATGTCTGCTGCCGCAGGAATTTTAGGTGCCGCACAAATTGCTACAATTTTATCAACACCAATTGATGGTAGTTCAACTGGTACAGCTCCATCATCACCTAATATATCAACAACTGGTGAAGGTACAGCACCTAATACAAGTTTTAGTTTTTCACCAAGTGTAAAAACACCAGAACAACCAGTAATAAAAACATATGTAATATCAAAAGATGTAGATACTCAACAACAATTAGATAGAGCAATAATCGCGAATGGAAGTATTTAATTATCAGTTAGTTATAAAATTGATGAACTCAATATATTTGAGTATAAAAATAAAATTAAATAAAATGAAAAAAGTATTATATGAAATGAAAATTGAAGATGAAACAACTGATGGCGTATTTGCTGTTTCATTAGTAAATTCACCAGCAATAAAATCCGATTATGTTTTACTATCAAATGAATTACCTAAAATAGAAATTAAATTAGATAAATTAGTTGATAAAAAGAAAAAAATAGTATGCGGAGCTATTTTAATTCCTGATATGGTAATTGAAAGAGATGGTTATGATATTATATTTAGAAAAGATACAATTAGAAAAATATCTGAAAATTTTATTATTCAAGGTAATAAAGACAATATAACTTTACAACATCAAATGCCTGTGAATAAAATTAATTTAGTTGAAAGTTGGATTGTTGAAGATACTGAAAAAGATAAATCTGCATTTTTAGGTTATAATTTACCAGTTGGTTCATGGATGGCATCATATAAAATTAATGATGATAATATATGGACAGAATTTATAGAAAGTGGTGTGTTGAAAGGCTTCAGTTTAGAGGGAAATTTTGCTAAAAATGAAGTTCAATTATGTGATTGTGATTCCACGACAACAACAGCTCCACCTGAACCAGATGAAATAGATAAAGAAATTTTATCAATTTATCTTGCTATAACTTATCCTGAAAAAGAACAAGAAGCCTATTACAAATGGGAAGTTGGTAAAGGTGAAAATTGTCCTTCATGTAAAGAATTTAACGGACAAATACATAAATTAAAAGACTGGATAACAAAGGCAATACCAGGAGTTCCTAACGGATCTATCGTTGCTGGATTATCAACATCGTTTCCTCATAGCCCATTTGGAACATATTGCGAAGATGCATGTAATTGTAAATTGGTTAAAGTTCAGTCTCCTGATTTTATATCTAAACATATAGTAAAACCTTGGTAAAGTATTGGTAATAAACAAATTAACCATAAAAATAAATCATGTAAAGTATTTATTACTTTTTAATAAAAATAAAAAATAATTATGAATATTCTTGAAAAGATAAAAAAGATTAAAGTGTTTTTAAATGAAGAAGAAATATCAACTGAATTAAAGGATATCAAAACAGCGGATGGAACCATTTTAAGTTATGATAACGAATTAGCAGTTGGTGCTGAAATTTTCGTAGTTGATGAATCAGGTAGAAATCCTGCACCTGACGGAGAATATATCTTGGAAGATGGTTCAAAAATTGAAGTTATGAAAGGTAAGATTGAAGAAATTAAATCTCCTGAAGCTCCAGTTGAAATGCCAGTTGAAGAAATTGCACCTGTTGAAGGAACTGAAACTAAATTAAGTATTGAAGATTTAGCAACAAAAATTCAAATGCTTGAAGAAGAAAATGTTAAAATTAATGAAATTTTAACACAATTAGCACAAACTTTATCAGATAAAACTTTTGAAAAAGAAGTTAAAATGAGTATCATGGAACCTACTATTAATGTTATTCCAGAACAATCATTTAGAAATCAAAAAAACAACGAATTAAATACTATTTTTAAAAATATGTATAAAAAATAAATAAAAAATATGGAACAAAATCTTTTAACAACCGTTTCTATTACAAGTACCTATGCAGGTGAATTTGCTGGTAAGTATATACAGGCAGCTTTTTTAGCAGGTGCAACTCTTGGAAATGGTACTATTACAATTAAACCTAATATTAAATATAAGGAAGTTGTAAAAAAATTAGCAACAAGCGCAACTATTTTAGCTGACGCAACTTGTGACTTCACCGCAACCGCAACTGTTACTTTAACTGAACGTATCTTAGAACCTAAGGAACTGCAAGTTAACTTACAATTGTGTAAAAAAGATTTTCATAGTGATTGGGATGCAATTCAAATGGGTTATTCAGCATTTGATGTTCTTCCTAAAACATTTACTGATTTCTTAATTGGTAATTTATCAGCAACCGTTGGTGCTTCAATTGAAACTGCTGTATGGCAAGGTGTTGGTGGAGCTGGTTCATTTACTGGTTTAACCACTTTATTCAAAGGTGATGCAACCGTAGTTGATGTATCTGGTACTACTATTACCGCTGCTAACGTTCAGGCTGAACTTGCAAAAGTTGTTGCCGCTGGTGCTGCTTTAAATACAACTACCGCAGTTATTTATGCTTCTAAATCCGTTATATCAAATTACTTAATTTCATTAGGTGGGTTTGGTTCATCTGGTTTAGGTGCTAATGGTTATAAAGGCGAAGGTCCTGCTGGTTCAGGAAATGCTCCTTTATATTTTGCAGGAGTTCAAATTGTAGAAGCTCCAGGTATGGCTTCAAGTGAAATGGTAATGGCTGAACCTTCTAACTTATGGTTTGGTACTGGTTTAATGAACGATTATAATAAAGTTCAAGTATTAGATATGGCTGACCTTGATGGTAGTGAAAATGTTAGATTTGTAATGAGATTTACTGCTGGCGTTCAATACGGCATTGGTGCTGAAATTGTATATTACTGGATTTACTAATCAAAATGGGGTTGGAAACAACCCCATTTTATAAAAATAAAAATATAAAATGGCTTGTATAATATCTAAGGGTAGATTAGAACCTTGTAAAGAATTTGTAGGCGGCTTATATAAAATATGGTTTGTTAATTTTGGAGCAATATCTGGAACAACCGTAACTGATAATCAAATATCAAGTCTTGGAGTTCCTGCAGCATCATCTTTATTTGAATATGAATTAAAAGGTACATCGAACCTTACTCAGGAAATGACTTCAAGTAGAGAAAATGGTACAACTTTCGTAACTCAAACATTAACATTAGATTTAAAAGGCGCTGATTACATAACTAATAATGAAATTAAATTATTAGCTTATGGAAGACCTCATATCATAGTTCAAGATAACTATGGCTCAGCTTGGTTAGTTGGTAAAACATTAGGAGCAGAATTAACAACTTCTAATTTATCAACAGGATCAGCAATGCTTGATAAATATGGATACACATTAACATTCGTAGGAATGGAAAAAGAATATGCATACTTCTTATCTGGATCAACTATTACTAACGCTTATGCTGGAATGTCACCAGAGATTACATCAGCAATGATTGTTAAAGGATCTTAATTCTTCTTAAATTTATATTCTTTTTTAAAGGAGGGTATGTCTAAAAACATACCCTCTTTTTCATTTCTAAAAAAAAAATCAAATTTTTAAAAAAATACTTTTTAATAAAAATAAAAACAACAATGATAATTGTAAGTGGAAATACCAATAATATAATTTACTATACGAGATATACTCAAATTGATAAATATGAGATATTGGACCACGAAACAAGAATTGTAAATAGCGGTTTAACTACAATAGTTGGATATAATGGTAAAATCAATCATACAGGTTTAACATATAATTTTAGCGATAATAATGTATATTCATATAAATCATATTATTTATATGAAGGAACATATTATTTAGCAACTCATCAATTTTTACAATCATATGCAAATGATGATAGATTAAACCAATTTAATCAAATGGAAAAATCAGTAGAAGAAAGTAGATTTAAACCATATAAAAAATAAATAAAAAATGGAAAAACACGTAGTATTAAATTTATCCATAGAAGATATTTCAGCTTACGATTTTGGTGAATATGTTTCATACGGTTCACTATGGATTAATTTTGGAAAGGATAATGATTATCCATCATTTTTAAGAAATTTATATTTAAACTCACCTACCAATCAGGCAATTATAGATAACACTATAAACCTTTCAACTGGTGAAGGAGTTGAAGTAATTAATCCTGAACAAAATCCAATATCAAATAAGTGGTTGAATGAAAATTTTACAAAAGATGTTGTTAAAAATTTAATAAGCGATTTAAAAATATATGGATATTGTGTTATTCAAGTTTA